ACTGTGTCCTTACCGGACCCAGCCCGACCAGATACTCCAATGATTCTGCTCTTGTGCATGGTGCCTCACAGACCGTAGCGTACAGCGTCGCTCAGAGTGATCCGATAGATGGCGTCGCTACGAAACGTTTGACCAAGGGTGTTCAGTTCTCGGATCTCGCGGTCGAAGTAGGCCGCACGCTCGACACAGGCTTTGAAGAACAGGGCCCGCTCGTTGAGAGACACGTTGTCGGACAGGGCGATCATCAGGGTGACGGCATCGGCCTTGTCAGGGATCTCGTTGTTCATGCGCTCGATGAGTTGCTTGTACGAGGTCTCCAGGCCGTGGATGCGCTCCTTGATGAGCTTGCGTAGGACATCGCCCTGCGCCGTGATGTAGTCCCCGCCTCTTGCGTCAATAATCTCTTGTTTCATCTAAGCCTCTCAGGTACCAGCCAGGGAGCTAATCCCGTTTTCCTTCACGAGAGTAATCTGCTGGGAGAACAATTCTTTGAAGTCCGCCTTGTGCGTCACGACGAAGACAGTCCGGTACCTGGACTTCTGGTCGTTCAGGAGCCTTACTATAGCCTCTGTACCGCTCCGGTCAATAGACTCGAACGGCTCGTCCAGGAAGCGCCAGGGAAGCTGTTTGGCGGTCCTGAACTGCGCCAGGTCACCAAGGGACATGGCGATGACCAAGTCGGCTCTGGCGCGCTCCCCGGTGCTGGAACCGCGATATGAGTCGGAACCGTGCGCCTGCTGGCAGGTGATGCTGAACTTCTCCTTCTCCGACCCGCTCTTGAGCGTGGACTTGGTGGAGAAGTTGATCGTCATCTCGCCGTTGGTGAGGAGAGATGAGTAATACTTGGCACGATCGTTTAGAATAGGTGTCACATAGTCAAGCATGAAGCTGCGAAGGCCAGCAGGGCTGAACCCGGACACCCAGAAGCCGCAAAGCTTTGCCTCGTGCTCAGCCTTTGCAATCTCCGCCTCGTGGGTCTGAACTGTCTCCTCGGTCTTCTGGACAAGTGCTTCCTTCTTCACGATCATGGCGTCGAAGTCGTGGGACTCGATGGTGCCCTCGGTGTCCAACTTGGCTAGAGCAGCCTGTTCCCGAACCAGGTCAGCCGTGGCGCGGGTGTGAAGCTGCTTGACCGTGAGAAGCTTGTCCAACTTCGACTTGACGGCAGACTCGGCGAAACGAAGCTGCTGCGCCCGGTCACGCATTTCTGTGACGGTAGTCATAGTGTAGAGCTCCAAGGAACGCTTCTCGTCCTTGAGAACAGAAACGTTTCCCCTGGACTGCTCCATCTTTTTAGATAGATCGACGAGGCTAGCCGAGAGCCGGGACTTCACCTCGGCAATGTGGTCCTCCGGCACCGCTTGGAAGCAGTGGTCACACGTAGAGGTCAACTGGTCGGCCTGGTCTCGCTCGTCCTGAACCTTGTCCTTCTGGGACTGAACCACGGCAAGGGCGATGTGCTCGTCACGGATCTTGGCATCCTTGCGGGATAGGGCCGTGTTGAGAGGCGCAAGGTACTCAGTCTCGATCTCCGTCTCTAGCTTGTTGGCACGCGTACGGTAGTCGTAGTGCTCGTTCACTAGGTCTTGCTCAGCAGCAAGCTGGGTAGTGAAGCCCTCCAGTTCAGAGGTTAGCTCTTGGATGCGGGTTTCGTGACCGGCACGAGCCTGCTGCGTCCTGAGACGAGACTGCTCAAGCATGTTCCTGAGGTTGTCGATGTCCGTGTTCAGCGCGGCCAAGTGCTGGCGGCACTGCGTGATGTGGCCCGTGTGTGCCACGATGGACCCTTCCAGGGCCTTGAGCTTGACGCGGGAAGCCTCGTGAGCCTGGGATAGCTGCTCCGTCTGAAGCAGGGACTCTAGCAACTCCTTGATGGCCTTGTCGGTCATGTTCGCCACCTTGATACCGGCTCCAGGCATCATGGCCCGGAAGGTATCAAAGTTGAACCCAATCAACTGGTTCACGACCTCCTGCATCGAGGACATCTTACCAGTGGTGCCCAAGGGCAAACCGTTCATCTTGACTACCAAGTCGTTAGGTTTCCTGGTGCGCGTGTCAAGCCTGTGGCGCGAGACGACATACGTTCGACCGTGCTCGGTGAGCGTCAACGCCACCGCACAGTCCTTACCGGCCCTGGTGTTGACCACGTCATCTGCGGACAGCCCGCGAACGGTCTCACCCCACAGACACCAGCAGATAGCCTCGAAGATCAAGCTCTTACCAGACCCGTTCGAGTCGGCAGTTGGGTTGTCCTTGTTGACTCCAGTGACAAGGATGAGCCCAGGCTTGTTCAGAGGCAGCGTGATGTCACCGATAGACCCGAAGTTCTCAATCTTGAGGCTTGTTAGTTCCATCAGCAGGCTCCGTGATTGTGCAGAACGCACGCAGGGCGTAGTCACCGGTGCCGAGGCGAGCAACCTTGCCACGAAGCTGGTCAGCAATCGCCTTGGAGATTAGGTCAGCCAAGTCTAGCTCACCCTTGACGGTCAGGGTCAGGTCTACCGACACGTTGATGACGTGCTTGGGAGCCTTGTCGATGACTACGTTGATCTTACTCATCCAGCACCTCAGTCGGGACACATTGGACAGGCGCCAGCAGACCACGGATGGTCACAGGACCGAGACCAAGTCAGGAAGTACTGTACGTCATTCGGGTCCATGCCAAACTTCTTGGCTAGGTGAGCATAGAGCCGTTCACGATGGCCCTTAGCAAACTCCCAGCCTCCGGAGACACGGCGGCGAACCTTAGCTTCATACTTCTCCTTCTCAGCGCGAATCTTCGCACCAAGCACCTGACGCTCCGTGACTGCTTTCATTGTTGACCCCGCTTTCATTGTTGACCCTGCTTTCATTGTTGACCCCACGTTCATTGTTGACCACACAGGAATCCTAGCTGGAAGGCTAGGAGTACCGCGATGATGAAGAAGAAGACATCGATTTCGCGCATCATCGACGCCGCATGGCGAGCGAAACAATCAATCCGACGAGAGCCCCGTACATCACGTGCAATACGAAACGCTCGGTGTCGATGGGTGCTGCTGTGCCAATGTCCTCACGGGCAGGGCAGGCAACAAGAGCCAGGGCGACGAAGGCAAGAATGCGGGTCACGTTCTTCATGTTGTTCCTCACGCGTTGGAAGTAACCAGCAAGGTCTTACCGTAGGCTACAAGCTGGTCCTCTTCGACTTCCGGAAGGTTGGCCTTCAACCACGCTTCGTTGGACTTGACCCAAGCTACTACCATGGCTGACGGGGAAAGGTTTTCCTCGGACAGCTCCATCGCAGTCTGCGCTACTTCAGGAGGTACGTACATCACTTCGCAGTTCTGGGAGCCGGACTTCTTCCGCAGTTCGTCCAACTCCGTTGGAGTATGCTTCTTCTGCGTGAGAAGTCGAACGAAATCCTGCGGACGTGCAGCCTCGTGGTCCTCCTTGCAGAGGATGAACTTAGGCGCACTAGTTTCGATGTGCTCGAACGTGACGTGGTCCGTGTAGAGCTTCACATGGAGGAAGCCACGACGAGAGTTCACGTCGCCCCAATTGTGTTGGTGAGATGCACCCACGTACCAACCGTTCTGGAAGAGTTGCTGGTGCTCGTGGTAGTGCCCGAAGAAGCAGGCAGTGAACTTCTGCCACGGGATGTCTCCCACGGAGAGGTCAGTGTCACTAACCAGCACGTAATCAGATCCTACACGGGCACCCTGAATACCGAGGTGGGCGAACAGTACGTGTGGTTCATCCGGCTTCGTAAGCTCCGCCAGTTCTTTGATCTCCTTCACAGCCTTGTCACGGTCGTCTGTGTAGGGGACAAAGGAGTACCGGATGAGGTCTCTACGAGAACCAGGTACCGTGATCGACCTGGAGGTGCTCCAGTCAAACACTTGGTGGGCAAACACATGCAGGCTGTGAACCATGCCTTCTCTGTCCGAGTAGTCATGGTTGCCTGGAATCATCCGCACCTTCGCCGACATGTCCCTGATGGCATCATACATCAGGTTCAACGCTACGGTAGGCACAGCCTCTCGAACGTGGAACAGGTCGCCACAGAAGAACACGTTCTTGATGCCGTGTTCGCGAGCGAATGCGTCGATCTCCTTGATGACCTCATACGCCGCGAACAGCCTGGAGTTCACGAAGTGCCCCTCGTGCGGGACTTTCTTGGCTCCGAACGGAAAGGTGTGTGCGTGGTGGTCAGAGAACACCAAGAACTCGTCAACCATCACTGGCATGACTCCACTCTCCTCCATTCACGAATGGCTGGAACGATGTTACGTGCCAATGGGGTGAGCAGGAGCAAGGTTAGACACACGACACCCACAGCAGCAAACATGAAGCACCCGCAACCGGCAATGTCGGGTGCTTCATTGATGGTAGCATTGCTGGGAAGTTCCATGTCAACCTCTTTGATGTTTATGAAGGGTACGGACTAGGTAGCGGATGAACCTTCCGACAAGCGAACCAACGCCAGAAAGCACCAACACAACCAGTAGGATGGGCCATACAGCAGCGAGAGCCAAGACGATTATCCCCTCCGTGGAAGCTGCCATCATGGTGTAGGGTGTAGGGTCTGCATACCTGACTGCCGTGGCAGTCACGATTGCACAGACGAGTCCGATCAAGGCGTAGATGAAGACGGGCAAGTAGAACGACATGTCACCCTCACTTCTCGATCTCAGCGAGAACCAGTTGAACAGTCTCGGAACTGTGGGAGGCAAGCATGCGTCTCGCCGCTTTCTTCAGCGATTCTAGCTTGCGTTCCGCGTTCACAGCACGCGCCTTCATCTTAGCAGCTTCGTCAGGAATCGGCCGAGACGAAAGCATGCAGTCCAATTCCACGGCGATAGACAGGAGTTCGCCCTCAAAGAAGTCCTTCAGGCGCTCCGACTCCTTCAACCGCTTGAGGACGTTGATGAGCGTTTCGAGAGTATCACCGGCTCCATCCCAAGCAGGCTCAGGTACGCCGCTTCTGAACGACGCGAGAGTTGCTTCTGCGTTCTGTAGCTCGGCTTCGATGTCTAGAGGCTTGCTCACTCCGCAGCCTCAGCGACGCGAGGCACAGGAGACTTAAGGCGGTAGTGCTTACGCACCTCTGCGTCCACAGCCCTCAGCATGTCTGGATGGCTGGCCAGGAACGCGGCAGCATTCACGGCACCCTGACCGATGCGCTCACCCTGGTACGAGTACCATGCGCCTGCACGCTCGATGAAGCCTAGCTGGGTTCCAAGCTCCAGAACATCGGTCGCATAGTTGACACCCTTGCCGAACATGATGTCGAACTCCACCTCACGGAAAGGAGGAGCGACCTTGTTCTTCACGACCTTGACACGCGTGCGGTTACCCACGGTCTCTTCACCCTGCTTGATCGCACTGATCCTGCGAATGTCCAGGCGAAGGCTTGCGTAGAACTTGAGCGCGTTACCACCCGTGGTCGTCTCGGGCGAGCCGAACATGACGCCGATCTTCATGCGAATCTGGTTGATGAAGATCAGGATGGTGTTCGTCTTGGACGCGATGCCTGCGAGCTTGCGGAGCGCCTGGCTCATCAGTCGGGCCTGAAGACCTACGTGAGAGTCACCCATCTCACCTTCGATCTCAGCCTTGGGCACCAGTGCCGCTACCGAGTCGATTACGACGATGTCGAAACCGCCCGACGCGACAAAGGTTTCCGCGATGTCCAGTGCCTGCTCACCGTTGTCCGGCTGGGACAGAACGACGGAGTCCATGTCCACACCGAGGGCGCGTGCGTAGCCAGGGTCCAGTGCGTGCTCAGCGTCGATGAACGCCGCTGCGCCACCAAGCCTCTGGATCTCAGCAATCGCATGTAGCGTGAGCGTCGTCTTTCCGCTCGACTCCGGGCCGTAGATCTCAATCACACGACCACGAGGATAGCCACCGACTCCGAGTGCAACGTCGAGACTCAGAGAGCCCGTGGACACTGCCTCAACGTCAGGGAGCGGATGTGCGCTGAACACGAACGCTGCTCCGTCGCCATGTTCCTTGGCAACCCTGTCGAGTGCAGCCTTGCGTGCAAGCTCCTTGGACGTGAAGTTACCTGCGCTGATCTTCTCTTCCTTCTTTTCGTCTTTCTTGAATGCCATGTTGTGCTCCGTAAATAGAACGGGCACACAACTACCGAAGTAATCATGTGCCCGCAGGTTACCTCAGGTAGTTGTTCAGGCCAGCGAGCGTCTCATCTCAGCGGCCAGGTCTCCATCGCCATCTGCATCACCGGACCACTCCGTGGTAGTGGCTGCTGCACTCTTCACGTTGGTCCTGCCGCCACCCGAAGAAGTGGATGCTGGAAGCGCAGCCTTGAACGCACCGCCAGGTCCCTCAGAGAGGAGCTTGGACATTTCGTCCACAGGCTGGAAACGCCCGATGCTGGAAAGGTCAGGAAGCGTGAACTCAGGCGGAAGCGGAGCCTTGGTCTTCTTGAGATCCGGCTGCACCGTGTAGCGCGTGAGCATCTTGTTCTTGTTACCGTGCTTCGTGAGGATGATGTTGTGGCCTTCCTCACGGTTGGTGATGTCCATCTCGTTCGTCAGGATGATCGAAGCCACCTGCTCGTAGATGGTCGTGGTCGCAGCGTACACCTGGACCTTGGGGTCGCCGACCTCGAAGGGTGCTTCCTTCTCAGGACGCTCCTTCTTCCAGTCCGCCACGTCCTTCGCCGTGTAGACGGGATCCGCGAGGTCCACGATGGACATCAGGTACGCCACCTTCGCATGAAGGTCCTTAGCGAGTTCCTGGGCCTTCACGTCCGACTTCTGGTTCTTGAGCATGTCCACGAAGTCACAGATCGGACAGTCGTTGTCCTCTGCGCCAGGCGTCTTCTTCGGACAGAGAATGGGTCCACTCTCCTCCGTGACGTTCCAGTGCTGCCACACCTCACGCCAGAACGAACCGGCGAACTCACCCTCTTCGGTCCAGGGAGGCAGGATGCGAATGCGGTTGACGCCATCTTGTGGCCTCCAGAACTTCATTCCGGGTCCACCGCGCGTGGTTCGTGCCTGTACCTCTGCCTGTGCCTTACGAAGCTTTGCTAGATCTAGTCCCATGTTCTCTCCATTTCACTTTGTTGCTACCGTTGTGGTAGGAATTGTTTAGAACCAATAGCCTACCACGCTGTAAGCTATTGTCAACCCCGGCCTTGCATTTCACGTCCCAACACTGTTGCGTCGGCACGGAACTCTGAACGTTGATTCGCGCCTAGCGAGATCAACATTTCCTTGCGCGCTGCCATCGAATCGCGAGCAGCCTTTAGCAGGCCAAGCTGCTTCTCTGCATCCGTCGCTTCGTTCTGGAGCGCCACATAGCGGTCATCAGTGATGACCATGTTCTCGATCATCTTCTCAGTCGTCTTCACCCCATGCATTTCGCCACGCTTCTCTGCATCCAGAACAGCGTACATGCGCTTGAGGTCGATGTCGAAACGGCGTACCTTGTCGGCCGCAAGCTCATAGCAAGTCGCGTAGTACGCGAATCGCTCCGAGTGCTCGGCGAACTCACCACTCAGGTCACCCCTGTTGATGAACAAGTGCTCATCGAGGTGCGAGGTGTAGTCCACTGATCCGACTGTATGTGTTGGTACTAGCTCGTTCAAGGTTGGCGCATCTACTACATCAGTCATCGTTTCTCCGTTTCCGGCACTCTAGCAGGCCAGGGGTGCGTGTCAACAGTAATACGTCAGGCGATGTGCAGGCTCTTCTTCGCGCCCCACGACTCAGTAGACGAGGAGAATTCAGCCGTGATGGGCACGGAGAACTTCCAGTCTTCCATGGCCTTCTTGATCAGTGGAAGCAGGTACATCTCGTCCTTGTGGACATAGAGTTGGATCTCGTCATGGACAAAGTTAACGAGCTTGGTGCGCTTGCCCTTCAAGAGACTGTGAACTCGGACAACTGCGATCTTGAAGAGATCAGCCGCCGTGCCCTGAATCAGGAAATTGACGCCCTGTCTTTGAGCACGCGCTTCCAGCCAGAAGAGGGACTCGTCCTTCAAAAGCTTTCGTGCCTTGGCATGTGGGAGATGTCGCACACGACCGAAGTAGTTGGACAGTTCCCCGGCCAGTTTGACAGTGCGGTTGCCCTGGTTGATGAAACGCTTGACGCCGACGTACTTGTCCAAGTACATGTCGATGAAGCTCTGGCACACAGTGACCCAGTCATCGTCGCTGTAGTTGAGGTACTTCTCTGGACGCTTGATCTGCTCCGAGAGACCAGGCGCACCTACGCCGTAGATGATGCCGAAGTTGATGCGCTTGGCAACACCACGGAGCAAGGAATACTCCTTGTACTTCGGGTGGCTCTCGTCCTTGAGAACCTCGGTGATTTCATCGATGTCCAGTCCGAACATTTCGCAGAACGTGCGGGTGTGGATGTCCTGTCCCTTGCGGTAAGCATCCAGCAACAACTCATCCTGTGAGTAGTGTGCGGTGAGGCGCACCTCGATCTGAGAGTAGTCGGCGAAGACGTAGAGGTAGTCAGGATCCCACGGCACGAAAGCTTTGCGGATGGTCTTGTCCTGTGCCGGGATGTTCTGGAGGTTAGGGTCCTGCGAGGACATACGACCAGTACTCACGTTCTGGTTGAACGAGCAGTGGAGCACGTTGTCCTTGGAGGTCTTCTCCAGGATGCCGTCTACGTAGGTGCCCTTGATCTTGGTAATCTCTCGGAGCTTGAGGATATCCTTGACTACCTCATGCTTATTCTTGAGCTTCTCCAAGACCTTCTTGTCGAGGGCGTATCGCTTGGCTTCCTCGTTCTCAGCGTCCTCGGTCGCCTCCGTGAACTTGGTGAACTCCACGCCCTGAGCCTGTAGTGCGGCGACAAGCTGCGGTACGGACCCAAGGTTGATGTTACCTAGCACGTTCTTGATCTTGTCCGTGAGCTCGATGATCTGGTTGTTGAGTTCTTCACCCGCTACGAGCAGGTGCTGCGTATTGATGCGAACGCCATGCTCCTCAGCTTCAAACAGTGCTCGAAGCAGGCGCATCTCGTTCTTGTACAGCGCGGTGAGTCCAGGCGTCCAGTCGATGTTCTTGACACAGTATTCGTACAGGCGATAGGTCAGGAACGTATCGAGGGCGGCGTACTCGGTCATTAGACTGACGGGGACGTATCCATAGTGGATCTCTTCCTTGCCAGCCTTTGCGTACTTGTGGTCCTTGAGAAGCGTTTCAGCGATGTGCTTCTTCAACTCAGGACGCTTCATGTGCTGGTAGGCCAGATCCTTGGACAAGCGATCGGCTTCAGCCATGACCAGCTTGCGGAAGAACGCCCTGCGGAGCTTGGACTCCTTGGTGCGCCAGTCACCAATCAGCTTCTCCTTGGCGTTGGCGGACCCGTCCACCAAGCCTTTGTGCCAGCGACCCATGTCATCCTTCCATCCGGAAGCGATGGTCTTGAGGGCACCAGGCGCGTTCTCGTCATGGAAGTGCCACAGGATGCGGGTGTCGTGAATGCTGCACTTGATGTCTACACCCTCTCTGGCATAGAAGTGCATATCGAACTTGCCGTGGTGCCACACCGTGGTGCGTTTGGGGTTGCTGAAGAACTGCTGCAAGTCGGCACGGATGTCGTCCATGCTCAACTGGGACGGAGGCAGGCCATCCTGTAGGGACTCCTCGTGCCTGCACGCCACGTAGAAGTGCGTGTTCTTCCAGCCAAAGCTCAGGCCGATGATGTGGTGTCCGGAATACCAGTAGAACCCGGTGGTTTCCGTGTCACACGCAACGAGATCCTGCTGTTCGAGCAGCTTGTAGAAGTTGTCCCACTCGGACTTCGTGTGCACGAGGTAAAGCTTTGAGCCACCTACACCACGCCAGCAGTTGTGGATGAGCCCATTCAGGTCTTCCGTAGGCAGAGTAAGGTCACTTAGCATTCGGGTCCTTGTCGCGTTCGCGTGCGGCGTAGAAACGAGTGACTGGGTCTAGGCTTTCCGTTCCCTGTCGCATACCTTCGGTGATTCGAGGATCACCGACACAGGTGTATGTGCGGCATGTGATAGGACGGATATCGTAGATTCCGCAACGCTTCTCGGGGGTTAGGAACGGGCAGGGTTCACCGACCTTGCCTTCCAGGAAGTGAGCAGCCTTGCCTATGTCTTGTGGTGCGTTGAACATGGCAACGGTCAGATACTGGCTCTTTAGCTGCTTGAACATCTCAGGAGTCAACTCGATGGCAGCATCTCCGTAGAGGCCGCTATCGTACTCCTCCTTCGTGATGTTCACGGTAAACACATAGCAGCAAGCGCCCGTCTTGCATGACTCGCACGGGGGCTTCTTGGCCTCGGGGATAGGCGGCACTCTATCGTGCAGCACGCGTAGGTGCATCTGCTTTTTCGTCTTCTTGACGACATCGCTGTGCGCCACCTTGGGACGCTGAATCTTCTCCAAGCCAAGCGTGCGCTTCTCAACCACGGGTGCAGGCAGTGGGACGTTCGTTGCGTGCGCCTCCACGCTGAACGGCGTGTTTGGAAACTTACCCTCCGCCGCTAGCTTCTGGACGTGGGTAGGCTTCAACACCGCGATGTGTACTGGCTTCTTGAGTACGTCCTCTCCCATTACTTCTTCTTTCCGGTAATGTGACGACTCATCTTCATGGACGTTGGGTCCTGCTTGAGCATCTTCCGCGTATGGTCACGCGAACGCTTCCTCAAGCTCTTAGCTTGGTCGTCCTTACTCAACAATGAGTACGAAGCTACGTTCGTAGCGGACAGGATGTAGTCGTTGGTCGCGCCGCAGCTTGGACAGGTGCTCTTCTGGTCCGACCCGCTTTGAACGATGTCGTCCCACTCATGTCCACAAGTTTCGCACCGGTAGTCTCGACTGATCCAACCCATACACTCTCCTGACCGCGTCCACTAGTGCGTACGCATGAAACCTTTGCCAAACTCGGATGCGCTTAGTAAGCGGCTTGCATTTTCGCTGATTGCCCGGAGGTACATCTTCTACCGTAGAGAACTTGACGGCGGTAGAAAGGTAGCCAGCCAATGGCTCACTCAGGTCTACATAGCAGTGCTTCGAGGCATCCGTCCAGATTCGCATGACCTTCTGCCCACCAATGAGCAGGAGATGGGAACTGCTGGCCGAAGCCCACAGCACAAGACCCAGTGCGCCATACCGCTTTTGGAACGCGTCAACGCCACGATGATGCCATCGTAGGGGAAGTCGTCCGTCACCGGGTAGCTTCTCAAGAACCGCTGTCAGAACATGGTCTGCTTTGCGGCCCTGATTCACATACCCAGTGCGGGCGTACTTGTAGTCGTCTTCTAGCTCTAGGTCAACGGTTGTCGCCACTGCCCTGGAGTGTGCCACGCTCCTTGCGACTTCGCAACTTCTCGACGTTCGTTTCCACGACCTCCTGGGACGAGAAGCCAAGCTCCGAGCAGAGACGGGCCAGGTACCAGTAGACATCGCCAAGCTCGTACTTGAGCGCGGCACGGGACTGATCGTCCATCACGCCATTCTTGTCCCTGAGAACCTTCTTGACCTTCTCCGCAACCTCCCCTGCTTCGCCGCAGAGACCAAGGGCCGGATAGATGAAGTTGGAACCCCTGTTGGGGTAAACCGCCGTCGTGCCCACAAACTCCTGGTAACCATCAAAGTCGATCTTCTCTGCCATGTCTCCTCCAGTTCAAATCACTTGGCTCTTACGCCCTTCCTAAGCATGCCATCGAGAACCTTTAGTGGTTCCTTAGCAAGGTCATCCAGCTTCTGGATAACTACAGAGTTGGGATAGTATTGTTTCACCGCACTGTCCTGGATGCCAAATGCCACCACCTCTACCCCAGCAGCGGCGGCGGAAGCGACGACAGCGTGCAGATGCTGCTGACAGCGACCCAGATGGCCGTAGCCCGGATACGGCATCCCGTCGTTCAGGACGAAGAGAATCTTTCGCTTCTCCTTGCGCGCAAGGAGCCTGCGAACGCCATGCTTCACGGACTCCGCGTCCAACGTGTTGTTCCTGACGTTGCGCTGGGAACCAGCGAGCCGGACTGCGCCCTTCTCCCAAGATTCCCCGAAGTCTCGGTAGTAGCGGATCCAGAGGTGACTCCACCGCGCATACGGAGACGAGTCAGGAGGTGACTGCTTTGGTGACTCAGTCGAGTACCCGTACACGGCGAAAGGTACACGCAAGGTATTCAACGCATCCCCCATGACGATAGCAGCCTCGCCAGCCAACTCTAGCTTCCGACCATCCATAGAGCCAGAATGGTCGATCGCCATACACACAGCCGTGTCCAGATGGATCTTGTCCGACAACTGTTTGTACACATCGTTGCTGGTGCCCATGATAGCATGGTGCAGCCTGCGTGCGTCGATCTTACCCTCTTCCTTGCCGCCCACCCAACGACGCCTAGACTGAGCGCGCAAAGAATTGACCAGGCGGATGCGGATTACGCCTGTGAGTTCACGCGCCTCGTCGCGCAAGGTATTCAGCCTGCGTCCATTCATCGAGAGGTTGTTGTCAGGTATGGACGCCACCGTGTCACCTGCGGTGGAGTACACGATGTACGTGTTGTCTCCCGTAAGTCCGTGCTGGTATCCGCTAGCTCCCGCACTGCGCTTTCCGCGTCCATGCTCGACCACCATAGCCGCTGCCGTCTGTCCGAGCATCTCACCAAGCTGCTCTTTGGACACAAGCGTGACCTTCACGGGCGTACCACCCGAAGCCATCGTGGCGGCGTTCTTACGCTTCTGCTCTTCCCGCTTCTTGTTCTCTTCCTCCTCTTCCTCGGCGAACTCCTTGATGACCTCGTACATGCGAAGCCCTGCGTCGATTGCCAGGTCCGTGGAAGTAATTTTGCTGTGCGGACCCACTGCCTGAACGCAGTCAGCGACAAGCTGACGGGTCTTGGGGTCCACGGCATTCCAGAAGTCCGTCTCATCCCCGTAGGAGATGTAGTTGCCATACGTGGCACAGGCGCGCATGAACTGCTTTACGGAGTTCCAGTTCTTCGCAATCAGTGGCATGAGCCAGTCGTTGGATGCGCGCAGGTTAGCTGCTGAGCCGGGGAAGATTCCACAGATTGCAGATTCGATTCGGATGTCTTCAATCACGTTGATGCAGTGGAACTGCGTCTGTGTAGGAACAGGATTGCGCGCTCGCAGGGCTTTGAAGTCCGTGAACAAGACGTGACCCGTCTCATGGTCTAGGAACCCATGAATAGCCTCAAGTAGTTCATCAGGGGCATCGGGCGGAAGTGTGGGCAGATAGATGGTATTGCCATCCGTCTTACACTCACCTGGCCGCCAAACTACGTTGATGCCAAACTGCTGTGACAATAGCCTCGCAGTTCGCTCAACCGTAGTTTCGGTGAGTCTGATTTTGCGCGCGTTGTCCATGCTCACTTCCTAGTGGTCAGGTACTTCTTGTCATCCTTCTCGGGGAGCTTGAAGTGGCGCTGAATCAAGTTGGCGATGGCGATGGCATCGTTGGGCGGAAGCTTGTCCAGGAAGCTGTGTCGCGCAGCCCTCATAGGGAAGGGTACGCGGGTGATCTTCTCCAGCCAATTGATTCCGTCACGAGTCGTGAGTGGCACCGACATCGCACCAGCCTTGAACGCTTCCCGAACAGCGGTCAGCGTTTTGACCACGGCTGCGATATGCTGCTTGGCGTGCGGAGCAGTGAACATGCCTTCCAGTACGCGCGTCTCGTCCGGGGGAGTGATGTAGTCGATTTGGATGACGGTCTTCCAGCGGTTCAGGAACGAGAAGTTCTGGATGTTGGTTCCTGCGACGTAGAGGCTGGAATCGTCCCCTAGGCCGTTCGTGTTGGCCGTGCCCACGATGCAATTCTGTGGGTGCAACTCGAAGATCTCGTTCGTCTCATGCATCAGGAACCGAAGCTCGTCGCTGATGGCGCGCTGGAGCACGAACGCAGTCTCGGGAGGACATGCATCGATCTCGTCAAAGAGGACGATCGTGCCAGGCTCCGTGAAAGCGATCGGCGTTAGACCGTAGCGGAACTGCATGTTGCCGCCAGCAATCTTCCAGTCACCAATCAAGTCGCTACGCGACAGGTGACCGTCGAAGTTGATCTGGACGACATTGTAGTTCAGCCTAGCAGCTACCTGATTCACCAGGGCGGTCTTGCCGGTACCTGAGTGCCCAACGAGGTACGTCGTATCCCGCGAACTCAGTGCCTGAAGGAACTGCACCAGTTCCTCTTTGGGGAAGACGTAGTTGGGGTTGACCTTCGGCGTCATCACGCCCGGAGACTCGAACCCGGTGATGTTGACATCCCGGTACTCGACGTTGCCGTTGGCGTCCTTCACGGGCTCCCCGTGAAGCATCTTCACGCCCGTGTCAATCCGAAACGTTTCGCGTACGGAGAACTCTTTCTCTGGGCGGTTAGGGCGATGCTGGACTACGGAAATCTTGGACTGTGATAGTTGAGTGTGTACGTCCATTAGAGGATGTCCCATTCTGTGTTGGTTTGTATTGTTGGAGTATCGAATACCCTGTGTACCTGTGCGTCCTGCTTGCCGTTGAGGAAGGCAAGCTCGGTTCCCTGTGGCACCGAGACCAACGCGCCAGACAACACTATAGGCAATGCGTCCTGAAATGCAAGGTGTCTCGACTGAACTTCCACATCGTGCTCGTGGAGGATGAGTCGAAGCTTCCTGACAGCGGCTTGGATGCTGGGCATGTCCAAGTCGTATTCCAGCAGTCGCACGTTCTTGGGAAGGTCCCAGCACTTGGGGAACAGGTACTTGTTTCCGTGTGACAACAAGATGACCAGCTTGTTCACCTTAGCCAACGACTCAACCGTCTCGTAGTGAGTAACACTGTCGGGCAAGACAGTGGGGTCCTTGACAAACACGATTCGGTTTATGCTGCCCAGAGAAGCTGCCATCTGCTGTACTCCAAAGCATCGTATGTATCCACACGATCCTCCAGTGCCAGCTTTAGCTTATCAGCACCGTCAGGTTCTGCAAGCATGTTACCTGCATCTTTATTTGCAGGCCAACCGGTCATGTTGCTTACGTACACCTTTCGGAAGTGCATATGCAGTTCCGGTACCGCTCTGATTATCTCCTTGCGCGCATCACGTCGGTCCCAGAATACCGTAACCTCTTCCACGCCCCAGGACTTGAGCAGCAAGATCTGCTCGATGGAAATCTTCTTGGTGAAGGTGGCGTAGGCAGACACCTCCGGGATGCGGCGTACTGACAGAGCGTCGAGCACACCCTCAACCAGGACGGCATGCGTGCCGTAGGGTGGAACGTACGGCCAAAGCGTTTTCGCTAGTTCAGACTCTGGCGCGGTGAGGTACTTGTCGTGACCTGGGTAATCCGGTTCGATGACTCGACACTGCCAAGACACGAGTTCATTGTGACCGCCATAAATAGGAACAAGCACACGACGACCAACATCACCTCTTCTTTTGTTCTTAGAGTCATAGACCACACACGACGCCTCGGGGATGAAGTGGAACCTGACTGCACGAATCTCGTTCTCCGTGAGTCCACGGTTGATGAGATAGCCCCAGAACGGAGCAGACACTTCCGTGCGAGACAAAAGTAGCTGACTACCGGGCGGAAGTCCAGCAATGGTTTTGATCGGGGTGATCGTCGGGGCGTTGGTCTCTGCCTCCTGCTGCTCCTCCGTGATCTGCTTGAACACGAACAGCGGATCGTCCGGGGTTGTCCTCGAATACTCTTGCAGCAGGCGCTTGACTGCCTTGTGCCTGGGAATGTTCTCAGCCTTGGACACGAAGTCAAAGGTGTCGTACTTACCGGAGGAGAAGCTGCACTTGAAGCAGTTGAACTTCTTCTTGACCGGGTTCACGTACAGCTTGAACCCTGACTCGCCGCAGACGAAGCAGCAGACGCGAAGCTCGTCACTTGGCGTGTTCTTCACCTGGAAGTGATCACGCAAGTACTCTTCCCACTCGAACTCGTCTTGGATGCGTGGAAAGAGGGTCAAGCAACGTCTCCGGAGGGAACGGGCGCAGCGCGCTGATCCCGTGACAAGATGTAGAGGCTCTCCCACACGAGCTTGAACGGAAGCTGCGTGAGGCACTTACCGCAGTGAGCAGCGAGGAACTTGTCAGTCCTACGATCCCACGAGCGGCTGACGCCCACAGGTGAATAGATTGCTGTGTCTCTCTTGTCCTGTCCCTGGTGTACAAACAGCACACGAGCACCGCCCGCGTACTTGACCATAACGGACTTGTAGAAGCCGCACTTCAGACAGCAGAGGGCACCATCGGGGATGATGCCAAGGTTCACCTTCATGGCGTAGATGCAGTTGTGGCAGACTATCTTGCCTGTGCTCTTGGACCGCACGGCGAACTTGTCTACGGTAGTTACACAGAAGTCGCAAACGTGTTCGCCCTGAACGGGCTCCAACCCAGACATAGTTGTACCTCGTTAGTCAAGTACCACGTCACCAGCAGCAACTATCTCAGGAGGAATCTGAGCGATCTCGTCCTCCTGCGTGTCGAACTCATCGACAGTAGCACTGGTCTTACCGGACTGCAAGGCAGTGTCCTTGACTGGGCCAGAGTAAAACTGCATGTGCGCGAAGTCCGTGGCGATCTTGACCTGGCGCAACGCTGGGCCATTGCGGTTCTTGTTGATGAACAACCGCATCACGCCGTCTTCCTTCTCGTCCTTGGTCTGTGCTAGGATGATACACAAGTCAGCAGTATACAGGCGGGAGATAGAGCCACCAATACCCGTCTCGTCCGCAGTATCCATCGCCATACCAGCACGATTCAACTGCAACGCGGACCAAACTCTTGTGTTGAACTCCTTGGCCATACCACGAGTAGCCTTGGCCACCGCAGCCTGCTCCTGGTTCACGTCGTTGTAGTTGCGGTGCGGCTTCATCAGATCCAGGTAGTCGATGATGACCAGACCTGGGGTGACGCCGATGGCGGCAAGCTGCTTGTAGTGCGCCTTGATGGTGTGGATGGTCGCTTCGTCCTCAGGGTACTCCTTGATGATGAGGTTGTTACCGAAACGGTTGTGGTAGCCATGAAGCTGCTTGTAAGCAGAGTCATTCATGGACTTGAGCTCGCTAGGCTTGATGTGGCAGAACAGCGAGTCGAAGCGGTCAGCGATGTCTTCTGCGGACAACTCCAGCGTGTAGTACACGACCTGATGTCCAAGCAGAATTGCCACCCTAGCGAGCCACTCCAAGGCAATCGATTTACCGCGTCCGGAGCCACCGATCAGCAAGCCCATCTGCTTGGTCTTCAAGCCACCGAAGGTGTACTCATCGAGCTCTGCGATACCGGTTGAGAGCTTGCGGGCTTCCTCGCGAGCCAAACGATTGGCTAGCCGGTCCTCGAACTCCTTGAAGTAGTTCGTGCCTACGGTGAGGATGTCCATGCCCGTGTTACGAGCCTGCTCCACCACCTGGACAACCTCGTCCCAGCGCTCCTCCTTGATGAGATCCAAGGAGTCCAGGATTGCCTGCTTCATCGACTGCGTGCGGATGAACTTGGCAAAGGTGTCCTGAATGTGCTGTTCCTCAGCAGGCAGCGGCGGCTTCGCTACGTAGGTGTAGTAGCCTGCTACTTTCTCTACCTCGGACTCACGGATGATCTTGTTCTTCGCAGCCTTGATCAACTCCTCACGCAGCGTTACCGGCGTGAGGGGAATAGGGGAAGTCTTGATCGTCGTAAAGTACCACTGGAGGGCACGATTTGCGAAATGCGTGTCGTCAACAGCTTCGCTAGCGATCTCGCGAAACGAGGTGTTGGACAGCATGTAGGCCAACACCTTGACCTGATAGTCTTCGGTGTAGAGAACAGTATCTGTCATCAGTAGTCATCCTCGCACTTTGTGCCAAAGTGGGTCAGCGTTGAGGAACTTCTCTGGGAAGATAGCTAGTCCAGGGACCACGAGCTTGCGGTACACGTCCTCCCTGGACATCTTTTGCGCCCGCATCAGATCTCCCATCTGCTTCTCACACCGCTTGAACAGGTCACCTACTGAGACGTTGTCTTCGATGGCTACGGTCCTGACTGCCTTGGGAGCGACAGTAGCAGCGCGTACGACAGCCTCATCCGTGGTCAGTTGCACGGGCGTAGGAGCCTTACGAAACGTGTCGTGGAACCACGTGAACTGCGCGCGCACGAAGGCTTCCCTGTCAGCGCCCGAGGCTTTCAACGCCTTTGCAGCACGCTTCCACAGGGCTAGTCCACGCGGAGTGAATGGCTCATGTGTACCGAAACCTGGCTTGCGTGTGTACTCCTCCAGTACGCGATAGTAAGTGTCACGCAGCATGTACTCTTCGACATGCTCGGTGTGACCGCCTACAACACCACCAGAAAGCATGGCCGCTGTACGCGCAGCTACGCCAGCCACCCTGCGCTCGTAGTTCTCCGAGGAAGTGAGACTACGTTGCACCGATGCAAGCCGCTGGGCTTGCACTGCCGCGAGAATGTCTACACCCATGTTCATCCCTTCGTCGTCAGGATCTCGTAGGCTTCCTTCGCTCTCAGGAACTCTTCGGAGTTGCCCCCGTGGTCCGGGTGAAGGAGTTTTGCGAGTTCTCGCCAAGCAGCCTTGATGATAGCTGGCGGGGCTGTGGGACGCAAGTGGAGAACGGCGTAGGGGTCGCTTATTACCTTAGAGGTAATCTTTGTTGTCTGCTCGTCTTGGAGTTGGCGTACACCGTCGATGTACTTCTCGTGGACGAACCACACTTGATCCTCAAGGTTGCGGTAAATCTTTGGGACGGAGTACTTGATGTACTGAAGGCTCGCCTTGTTCGGTGCCGACACGCGCCACCAACCAGCCCACGGTCCGGCGTGTACAAGCGTCAGGTCCATTTGAGCAAGACCTCTTCGGTTGTACGATAGTTCCGGTTGTGACTACCGATCGCGATCTGTGTTGGGCGTGCCGGGTTCTGTGGCTTGCCAGGATAGTTGATCTTGGATAGCCTACGCAGGCGCTTCAACGCCGCGTACGGGATCTCCACACGCAACGACTCGGACACGGCCATCGTGTAGCGGTTCATCTCCTGAACCTCCACGACAAGCACTTGGTTCACTACATCGTTGTGCGTGAGGAGACCGGTGAATCTGCTCAGGTCATCGAAGTCGTAGCGTTCTGGACGGCCAGGTACATAACGAAAAGGAAGTCCGGTAGCCACGTTGCGTCCCTTACGCAACGCAAACCCGATTCGCATCCAACCAAGAAGTTCGTCACTTGGCTTTAGCTCCGTCACCAGCAGCGTCATCGTTCCACAACTTCTGCACCAACTCGACGCTAGGACCGCTCTGATACAACGGGAAGCAGTCTTCCTTCTTGTAGTCTTCGTACCTTTGCAGGCTGTGCCGAAGCAGATAGTCGTGGCAGAAGTTCGCAAACTCTACCGCGATTAGCTTCTTCCCCCGAAGACCACGACCGAGACGCTGCATTGTCTTGATCCTGCTCTTACGGGAACCCGCCAGGATTAGGGCGTCGATAGTTGGTACATCTACTCCTTCATCAAGGATAGTAGATGCGATGAGTACAGGCAAGCGTCCTTCACCGAAATCTTTCAGTGTGTTCCTGCGTACGTCCGTGTCCTCGTCGCCGTAGATGAACTGATGAGGAATGAATTGCCCGCCAGTGGCTGTCCAGAGCGCCTCGTCAATAGCCTTTCCGTGGGCGATCTCCTCACACAAAACCAGCGTGCCGAGGCCGAGGGAGTGGAATACCTTGACCCAGTCCACGACCATGCTCAGGGCATTAGGGTTGTCCGTAATACCTTGCTTGTAGGCTGTGGAGTAGGTGATCTTCTTCTTGAGGACGGGAGCCGTCACCTTCGAGAAGATGATGGTCGTACGCGCAGAAATCCCACGCTCCACCAGGAACTTGTTTGGGATGTCTACGATGATGTCCCCGATCGCGGCCAGGAGACGAAGGTTTGCGCCGTCCGTACGGTCCATAGGCGTGCCGCTAAGACCGTAGCGGTAGTTGGCCGGACAGAGGGTACAGATCTCGTACCACGTCTCCGACCCCAGGTGGTGGCACTCGTCTGCGAAGAGAACCTCGATGGTCTTGAGGAAGTCCGCGCACTCGGTCCTGTCCAGTCGGGACTCAAGCGTGTCGATGGTGGCGATGGTCACCCAGGAGCCAGGTTCCCAATGGCCGTCACCGATGATACCCACCTCAGCTTCCGTCATACCAAGACGGGCCATGAAGCGGTCCCGCGCCTGGTAAAGTAGCTCGCGGGTAGTCACCATGAACAACGTGTTCAGACCCAGGTACTGCGTGATAGCACACGCGATCTCGGTATTGTGTGTTACGGTGAAGTCACCCAGAAGGAACCTACCATCACCGTCCAACGTGAAACCGGCATAGTCGCCGTCTCCCAACGGCTCAACTCGGAAGCCAGTATTGAGCCTGAAGGCGTGCTTGCGCGCCTTAGCCTGCTTACGAGGAAGGCGCGTGGGAATAGTGTGCAGGTCTCCGTAGATGTGGATACGGTAGTACGTTGTTCCGTTGACTACCTTAGGCTTAATGTTAGCTCGGAATCCCAGCGAACGCGCCAATGACTGAATGCCTTCAGCATACGACAAACGTACCTGCGTGATTTCAAACCCCTTGGAATCTACTTCCAAGTGCCCATCTGTGTCAAGCAGTCCAGCCAAGAACAACTTACGAGTACGACGAGACCCGCGAAGATAGGAGGCGGGCAGAGAGGATGCGTCACCTACAATGCTGCGCATCTCGTTGAGAAGGGGATTGCCTTTACCGCTCACGAGACCATAGGTGTCCGCCTGTCCGGAAGATGCTGAGTTGTACTTCGACAGCCACAGGTTCCAGTCTTCGCACGTCTCTCTCAGTGCCTCCACAATCTCCGCATCCATGGTCGTTACCTGGATGCCCTGTGACAGGTCTTTACGCCCATCACCAAACCACACACCCAAAAAGTAAGGGTTAATCGTAGGAGCGGCGATTAGCGGATAGTCAACACCCACACTGAACTGCTTGAGTAGGTGCTTCTTATTCTTGTTGGACGCCAGGTAGTCTGACAGCGCGATGTCTACGACCTCCCCCGCGTGCTTGCCCTTGCGGCGAGAGTCACGGAGTGTGAGAACGTGCACGTCGTTGCAGATCCAAGGGTCACCCACATTCGGGATGATCTTGTACATCGGACCCCTGCCTGTGCAGGTACTCTTTACGGTGCGAGGCAAAGAGTCGGGTCCCATCAGGTAATCCCCCGTCCGGATATCCTTGGCCGCTTTCACATCGCCGCTAGCGAGCATTACCAAGGTATCCGGGTGGAGACACTTACCGCCGTTCGTAGCGATACGAAGGATGCCCTGCTTCGCCGCAACCGCCTTCTGGGCCGCGTCTAGCTGGTAGTCGTACTTGCCATCCATCTTGACACCTACGAGGTCGTAGGTGCCTCCCTTGGGCTTTGGGAGGTTGCGGTGGTCTACGATCGTGACGACGGCTCCAGCAAGCTCGCAGGCTTCCTTGACAAGCCCTGTGAGGCCCGTAGGGAATGTCGAGGAGGTCGAGCGAAACAAGTGCTTCCGACCGTCCCACATACCCTTACGGTAAGTCTGTGCGAAGTGAGCACCCTCCACAGGGTATGAGGTCACAAGACGTACCGCGTTCTTTGGATACGGACCACTAATCTTGGCCGTTGGTCCGTAGATGTCGATCTGAACGTCGGTCATGTTGGTTTCACTAGCAGGTTCTCCACGGGAATCAAGCCCAACGTTCGTGGCATCAGCCAGTAGTCGTCGGTGGGCATCCAGGTGAAGGACATACCCTCGCGTTGAAACTTCTTGAACGCGGACTGGTTCAACGTCATGACCCTAGGCTCGCTAAGCTCCCGGTCGAAGACACCAGCCCGGATGGACTCAGGCTTGTCGCGGTACTTGAAGTAGGCGACCAGAAGCTTGCCCTCGGGTACTACGTGCGTGAACAAGTAGTTCACGCGCTTGGCAAGCACGTCCATACACCCAATGTTTGCCGGACAAACGTCGTTCTTCAGGCAGTGCAAAGGTGAAAGTTGGTCGTGCTTGTCTATGAGCGTGAGACATTCCCCGTAGACGTATCTAAGGGGAATGAAGATGCTGTGCTTCTGGAACACGAAGAACGACAG